GCCTCATCTGATATTTATTAGCGAGATGAGATGCACAGTATGTGGAAAAGAAGTTGAAGGTTGCACATTTATTGAGATTTACGGTATTGCTTCCTGGTGCACAGCCCTGTGTGATGACTGTTTGGGTAGGCTCTACGGGATCATTAACCTATTCTTGAGGAGTCGGCATGAGTAAGGCTCTGGTACAGTTCGATCGGGACCCGGAGTACGAGAAGTGGTTGGAAGAAGAGTTACAAAAGTCCATCTACGGGGAGGAGTTTGTTTCTTCCGGTAAGAAGAGAAGAAAGAAGCCTAAGGCGTGGGACTTTGATCCTATTGCTATCATTTCCATTTTCGACTACAAGGAGAAGGATCCGACCTTATCGTTTGAGTTGTTGCGGCGGATGGCTGAGCGAAATATTGTGGTTTGTTCGATTATCAATACCCGAATCAACCAGGTGAGCCGTTTTTCGTATCCTGCCAGGGTGAGAGAGGATAAGATTGGGTTTAAGATACGACCAAGGGATCCACGAGAGAAGATTACCGATGCAGTGAAAAAGAGGATTATCGAGATAGAAGATTTCCTCCTGTATTGTGGGCTTCTGGAATACAACTATATCCGAGATCAGTTTGGGGATTTTCTGAAAAAGATTGTAAGGGACAGGTTGATCTATGATGCTATGGCAGTGGAAGTGGTCAGGGACCGGAATGGGCGTTTGGCCATGTTCCATGCTGTGGATGCCTCTACCATTCGGTTGGCAGTACCGGATGATGCCTACCGAGAGGATGGACGTTTTCGGGAGTTAAGCCCTACGGATATAGGGTATGTGCAGGTGGTGCAGGGAAAGAGAGTGGCTGAGTTCACTTTTGATGAGTTAGGGTATGGAGTGTTCTATCCTCGTACTTCTATCGATGTCTACGGATATGGATTTTCGGAACTGGAGATGGCTGTCAAGGAGATCACCTGGCAGTTGTATGCCTCCTCGTATAATGGGCGGTACTTCTCTCAGGGGGCTTTGCCTAAAGGGATTTTGAATTTTAAAGGTGGAAACTTGACTAAGGAAAAGCTGGATGATTTCCGGAGGCAGTGGCAGGCCCAGGTGGCCGGACTGACTGGGGCCTGGAAGATGCCTATCGTGTCCTCTCCGGACATCCAGTTTATAGAACTGCAGAAGTCCAACTCCGATATGGAGTTCAGCGCCTGGATGGACTACTTGGTGAATGTTATCTGTGGGGTCTACTGTATAGACCCTTCGGAGATTAACTTCCCCTCCCGTGGGGGGAGTGGAGATTCCCATGAGTCGGCGCTGTTTGACAACTCCTATGAGGTAAAGTTGCGTCAGTCCCGGGACAAGGGTCTCTATCCTCTCTTAGATTTCATTGCCAACTTTATCAACCGCCACATCGTCTCCAAGATCGACCCTGACTTTGTGTTCGTATTTGAAGGTTTAGACCGGAGGATGGGGATTGACCGGCTGAAGGCCCAGGAGATTGAAGTCCGGACTTTCAAGACCATCAATGAGATCCGAAGGGAGGAGGATATGGAACCACTTCCCGATGGGGATATGCTTCTGGACTCCACTTTTGTGAACTACCGTCTACAGATGAAGCAGATGGAGTACCAGCTCAAACAGCAGGAGTTGAAGCTCCTGGCGGAGGCGGTGGAGTTGAGAAAGAAACTGGTGGAGTTGGCCCAGATGGAGGCACAGACCGGAGTGGATACGAACAAGGATATGGAGGAATTGGCTGAGCAACAGGATGAGATTTTACGGTTAGTGGAAACCATGTTAGGAAGTATAAAGGAGGAAGACGATGAGCAAGGAGAATCCTACCAACCAGACCTCGGTGAATCCGGATCTGAAGACGGAGAAACCAGGGACGAAGGGGACCCTGAAGACGGGGAAACCCCAGTTCGAGACCAATAAACCGAATACCAGTGTGTAACGGAGGTTAGAAAGGTTTGGGCCTTACCGGCTACAAGACCGGCTATACCCGGACGGACCCTCGTACGGGTAAGCCGGTGATAGTTCCCGCGTACCTCTCCCCTCAAAAACAGAGCCTTCCTGCGAAGGAAGGTACCCTCACCCCATCCCACCTCTCCCACCTCCCGACCCCGGAGGGTCCCTCACCCTCCGGGGGTGTTTCCAAAAAGGTACGGGACTTCCTTCGGGAAGTGGCCGGAAAGTACGTTGAGAGTGTCGACCACAAGAGTGCTCTGCGGATACTGCGGATGATCCACAAGGGCCTGCTCACCTACCGCAAGGCCCATGTGGTGCGGATCTGCGGTCGGAAGAAGGTCAATCCTAAAGATCGGTTGAGCAATGTGGTGGTGGAGACTGAGAACTGGAAGAAGTCGGTGGAGCTGAGGGAGACCATGCACTGGATTCGGATGGTGGACCAGATCCAGGCGGTCTTCAAGCGGAAAAGGCAGAAGTTCTACGACCACATGGTGATGCGCACCGTTTCCGATCCTGATGTTATCCTCCGGGTACACCAGAACAGGATCCTCTACCTGCGCTACTGGGTGGATCGGGATGGAGTCTTGGGGAAGAAGGGTTTTCTCTACGTCTCCTACTGCTATGGCACCCTCAACAATACCAAGCCATATAAGCCATCAATCAGTGAAGGAGAGGGGGTGTTCTACAAGCTGATCGCCGAAAACAAGTCTTTTCTGTATTTCCGTGGCGTCAAGAAGGCACCCATGCGCGGTGTGGTGACCCTGAAGGGTTGCGGGGTGGTGCCTCTAAACCGAGACAAAGGGTGATGCAGGAGTGGATTTACCGATCGACTTTTCACAGTATTTTGTTACTGAGATAGATATCCAGAAATCATACAACGACTCCGGAGAGGGGAAGAGATATATCTTCGGGGTGGCCTCCACCCAGGCCCGTGATGAGGACGGGGAGGTCATCCTCCAGAAGTTCGTGGATTTGGAACCCTTTGTAGAACGAGGGTTCTTCAACTACGAACACCAGAAGGAACCCGACTACATCATCGGCTTCCCCTACAAGGAAGAGTGCTACGTGAACGACCAAGGGGTGTATGTGGCCGGAGAACTCTTCCGCGGTCACCCCATGGCCGACAAGGTGTGGGATCTCATCACCTATATGAAGAAGAACGCCATCCCCAGGAGGCTGTACTTTTCCATTGAGGGTAAAGCCTACCGCTTCCTTTCCGACCCACCCGGACTCATCCGTTCTTTTCGGGTTTACGATGTGGCCATTACCAAGAGGCCGGCCAATCCCCAGGCGGTGATGGATTTTGCCCTCAAATCGGTGCAGGTGGATGGATCCCCAGCCCTTTACATCATAAATCCCCATGAAATGGTCTCCGGACATTCGGCTCTCCGCAGAGAGGTGGTGGATGACACCCTGCGGGTGATCACCTACCTACTCAAGAACCGGGACGGGATCCTGGAAGAACTCCGTTCCAAAAAGAACCTCTCCAAAGAAGAGGCCATTATCTACACGCTACTCAACAGTGAGAGTATTACCAAAGTACTAGATCTTTACGGAGGTGTCTCAAATTGAGCATCAAAGAAAAATTCCTCAGATCGATTGAGGAGCTGAACCGCATCCTCGGCCTGGGAGAAGCCCCGGTAGTGGAAGACTCCCAGAAGAGTGTGAGCACGGAGGAAGTACAAGAAGAGAAGAAGGAGGAAGCTGTGGATGTCTCTGAAGCCCAGAAAAGTGTCGATATTCCCGAAACCCAAGAAGAGCAGAATGGCGGGTCTGAAGCCGCCCCGGAAGCCGAACCAGTCAACCAGGAGGCCGGTGGGGACGAAGCTCCGAGTGAGGAAGACCGAGTGAAGAGCGTCCAGCTGGAGACCCTCATGGACATGGTGGTGAAGACGGCGGAGAAGACCGCCCAGATTGGAAAGCAGTTCGTGGATGCAGCCAAGTCCATGGAGGAGCGGGAAAAGGTCATCGTCAGTACCCTCACTAAGTCCATTTCCGTCCTCTGCGAGAGTGTTGATACCTTAGGCGAAACGGTCCTGGAGATGAAAAAGAGGATGGAAAAGTTCGAGAAGGAGCCGGTGCGCAAGTCGGTTTCGGTGGTGGACCGCTTCGGAGAGGAGAAGAAAAAGAGCGTGAACCTCTCCGACATCAGTAATCGCCTCTTTGACCTGGTGGTTGCTGGTTCAGTACCGGCTGAGGAGTTGGCTCGCTTTGATGCCACTAAGTCGGTTGATGTTTTGAGCGAACAAACTAAGAAGCTCTTAAACCTGTAGAAAACCCTGGAGGTGCACTTATCAATGTTATTATCTGGTGGAATCAACAAGTTAGAAGACGGGTTCGGCTTTGCCGACCAGCAGATCATCTCCGAGGTGAAGAAAGCCACGGAGATCGGGTATGAGATCAACCCCTTCAATTTGACTGCCGGTGTAGCCCCTCTGCGGGCCGAGGTGGTTGAGCAGACCTTAAAGACCATCACCTACACCGAAGACCACTTCCGCTTCTTCCGGGAAGTGCCCAAGAATAAGGCCCTCTCCAATGTGGTGCAGTACATCAAGCTCTACGGCTACGGGCAGTCCGATAACCTGTTCCTGCCGGCCGGCGAAAACCCCCTCTACGAGGACCATGCTGACTTCGCCCGTGGTATCTCTTATGTGAAATATCTGGGGAACCTGCGTATTGTCAACCATGTGGCCACCCTGGTGCAGACCCACATCATGGACGTCATCGCCGCCGAGAACATGGCCGGTTCCCGGCACATCGCCAGACAACTGGAAACCGCTCTCTTCTGGGGCAACTCCAAACTGGGTCCCAACGGGAGTGAGTGGTACGAGTTCGACGGCCTCTACAACCAGGTGGAGGCGGTGTTCGACCTGGCCGGTGAACCCCTCACCGAACCGGCGGTCAACGACATCGTCCAGGTGGTCCTGGACAACTACGGTTTCCCCAACCGCCTGTATCTGCCTCCGGTGGTCTACTCCGACCTCATGAAGCAGATCATGGGTGCCCAGAGAGTATTCCTTCCCACAAAAGAGGGTGGATACTCCATCGGTGCCCCCATTGATGTGATCCGCACTCAGGGCGGGCCCATTGGGGTAGTACCCATCTTCTTCCTGGGTAAAGGCGACTTCCGTGGCCCCTTGAAGACTCCTCCTCTGGCCGCCACCCATACCAATGCCGCCACCGCTCCGGCCAGCGTCTCTGTGGCTTTAAACACCACCGCCAATGGTGCGGAGTGGAACAAATTGCGGGTGGATAGTGCCTCCGTCAAATACCGGGTGACCGCTGTGAACCGCTACGGGGAGTCCGCTCCGGTAGAGTCTTCGGCCGTGGCCCTTACCTCCGCCGACCTGGGTAAGAGCATCAACCTGACCATCACCAATGCCGCCAGCCTCACCAATCCTCCCTCCTACTTCAACATCTACCGTTCGGACAACGGAGGTACTTTCTACTGGGTGAAATCCATCCCCACCGCTTCGGTGGTATCTAATGGAACCACCAGCTGGAGCGACAAGAACGAGCAGATGCCTGGATACTATACTGCCTTCCTGGGTGAGTTCAACAACAACGTCCTGGAGTTCCTTCAGCTCATGCCCCTTACCCAGGTGCCCCTTGCCCAGATCCAGCCAGCCATCCGTTGGCTCCTGCTCATGTATGCCACCTTTGTGGTCTACGCTCCGAAGAAGATCGTCACCG